AATGGTGCTGAATTAATCGGTCACAGTCCACTAGAAAGCCTTGTGAATGAGGTACAACAGCAGGAACAAGCCAATCGGTTGTCGTTGAGTACGATAGCGAAAGCACTTAATCCCACATCAGTCATCAAAATACCCGAAGCAGTGGTTAGTCCTGAAGCTAAGGACAATATCCGTAATGAGTTTGAGAAAGCCAATACAGGTGCTAATGCGGGTCGTACTTTGGTATTAGATCAGAGTGCAGACTTTCAAAGTATCTCAATCAATGCAGATGTGGCTAAGTTCTTAAACAATGCGATTTATCAACGAACACAAATTAGTAAAGCGTTTGGTGTTCCTGATAGCTACTTAAATGGTCAAGGCGACCAACAAAGTAACCTAGAAATGATACAAAACATGTATGTGAATGGTTTAAATCGTTACATTGAACCAATTATTAGTGAAGTTCAAGCTAAGTTTAGTGATGACATTGCCCTAGATATGAGTAGTATTTTGGACTATTCCAATGCCACTTTAAAGCAAGATTTGCTAAATTTTGTTGATAAAGGCATCTTAGACGGCTCTCAGGCGCAAAAAATTCTCGTCGACAAGGGGGTTATCAATTTATGAACGATAAAGAGGTTAGAACCTTTGATATTAAAGGGTTAGAGGTGCGTGATGCTACTAGTGATGACTTTATTGGTCAAATTAGTGGTTATGCCGTTGTCTTTAATGAACCCAGTGAAAACTTAGGCGGGTTTATCGAATATGTTAATCCTGATGCTTTTAATAGTGTCAATCTAAGTGACGTAGTTGCTTTGTATGATCACAATTTTGCAAACGTATTAGGCAGAACGTCAGCAAATACCTTAAAACTTGATATTGATAAAAAAGGCTTGCATTTCATTTTAGATATTCCTAATACAACATTAGGTAATGACGTGTACACCAACATCAGAGCAGGCAATTTAAAGGGCATGAGCTTTGGTTTCACGGTTAATTCAGATGAATGGGGTAAAGATACAGACGACACACCAAAACGAACTATCAACAGTGTAGGGGCGTTATATGAGGTGTCAGTAGTTACTATGCCCGCTTATCAGGAAACGACCGTAGCAGTAACCAGAGCGCTCAAAAATGATGCCTATAAGCAAAAGGTGTTGGCAATGTTGAAGTTATATGAATAAGGAGGAAATGATGAAAATTTCAGAGATTGAATCAGAGTTAAAGGCTTTGAAAGAACAAAAAGCGACAAAGGTAACAGAGGTACGTGCATTGGCGAGTGCTGATGATTCTGATGTGGCTGATGTGCAAAAGGGTGTCGCCAGTGTTGATGACTTGCAAAAGCAAATTGATGCTTTACAGGCGCAATTAGATGCCGTTAAAAAAGCACAGGGGCTGTCAGACGATTCAACTGATGACAGTACACGAGATGATGACCCAGACTTACCAGAAGAACGCAGTTTGAAAGGACAAGAAAACATGGAAATTAAATTGAACCAAGAACAAGAAACAACCGAAGTCCGAGACTTCATGCACTACCTAAAGACTGGTGAAAAGCGAGCAAATGCTATCACTACCACAGAAGCAGGCGTTGTCATTCCAAAAGAGATTTTGGATATTCAAAAAGTACCGACTGATGTTCGTAATTTGTCAGCCGTTATCAATCGTGTATCAGTCACATCAGGAATGGGTTCACTGCCAATTCTACAAAAGAACACAGCACGTTTGACCACAGCCGAAGAACGAGCTGAAAACCCTGAAATTGCAAAGGCAGTTTTGAAGAGTGTTGATTATAAGGCGCTTACTTATCGTGGTGCTTTGCCATTGTCTATGGAAATGGTACAAGATGCACCTAACCTTAAAACATTGCTCAACACTTATGTTCAAGAGGCTAAGGAATTAACAGAGCAGTATCAAATTGGGAAGATTTTGCAAACAGCCACAGCCGTGGAAGCAAAAACAACAGATGACTTAAAGACAGCATATAACAAGGGTTTGGCAAACTATCAACGCCAATGGATTGTGACTGAAAGTTTCTACAATGCCGTTGATTTGTTGAAAGATACTAACGGTCGCTACTTGTTGCAAGACTCAATCGCTAGTGCATCAGGTAAGTCATTGTTTGGCTCAAATGTCTTGATTGTCGCTGATGACGTATTGGGTGTTGCAAGTGATGCAAAAGCCTTTGTGGGAGACCCTAAAGCATTTGTATTAGAAGCTATGCGTTCTGATGTTGCGATTGAATGGGATCACAACGAAAACTTTGAGCGTATTCTTGCCGTTGCTTTGCGTGCGGACTTTAAGGCAGCCGACACTAATGCCGGTAAGTTTATTACATTTACTAGTGCAGGTAAGTAGTCAATAGTCGTTTTGAGCGACAAGGAAAATCGCTATCACATAGAGTTATAGCCAATGTCCCCAGAAGTGGGGACGTACATATTAAATTAACCACAGGAGGTGGCACATGGCGATAATTACACCACAAGAGCTACAAGATGAATTAAATATTGATGATGATGAAAACGAACTCAAAACACTTACGAGCTTGATTGACGGTGCTACTGCCATGATTAAGGCATCTATTCAAATGAAAATCACTGATGATGATATTTTGGCAGTTGATGCAGAGTTATATAATCGTTTGATTAAGACACTGGCTACCTCAATGTATTATGATCGTGAGTTAAGTAACGGTTATTCAACTGGTGTCCGTATCATGTTGACTAACCTTAGAAGTGAGATTGTGGGGGCTACGAATGCTTAAATATAAACCTAGTGACTTCAACAAAAAAGCACAGTTTGGAACTATTAAATCAGGCTATAACCCTAAAAATGGCAATCCTATCAAGCAATTTGTGGCAGAAATTAAGTTAAAGTATGCACCACGCACTCGTACCATGTCACAACAGTATACGATTGCAGGAACAAAGTTTGAAGATACAATTTTGATTGTGGTAAGACACAATAAAGCAGTCAATAAGAAGTTAATTGTCATGTTACCAGATAAAGCATATTACGATATTGTGGGTATCAGTCCTGATGATTCTAACAACGTGATCACATACGATATTGTTACTTTGAAATTAAACACATCAATAAAATAGGAGACGACAAATGCAACAATTACAACGTTGGCCAAAGTGGTTAAACAGAAATGAAGCACATCAATATATCAGTGTTGCTGATAACACGTTCATGAAGCACTATGTTAAGAATGGCAAGGTAAAGGGCTATCCCACAGAACATGGTATCAGATATGATCGTGATGAAATTGATGAAGCTGTAAAACATTACTACGATTAAAACGTGCAACCAATCAAATAGTATGAAATAATGAAAGCGTGTTAGTTTGAAATTACCACGCTTTTTTATTTTGTCTCAATCATCAAGAGGAAATAAAAAATGCAGATAAAACAAGTTGACAGTAAGCAAGGTAAAGTCTTTGAAGTAGTTGGTTATATTGGTAGGCATCAAGACGGCACACAAGCAAGAGCCAAAAAACGAGGTTTTGACAGTAAGCGCAGTGCGCAACAGTGGTTTAATAATGAGGTGGCTTTGTTTAGCAATGGGCAGAGTAAATACAATAAAAAAACAACCCCTAACGTCATGACCGTTAAAGAGTTGTATGATATGTGGCTAGAAACATACCAGCATACAGTTGAAGAAAGTACACTCAATAAAACAATGAATGTATTCAACGTGCATATTATTCCTGCATGGGGTGATACACTTGTAACTGATATTAAGCCATTAGACTTACAACGATATATTAACACAATGCAAGGCAAAATATTACATTATCGCAAAATAACAGGATATTTAAGGCGGTTGCTTAATATTGCAGTCAGAATGGATATGATACCAGTTGACCCATTTACAAAAATTGAGATGCCTAAAGAACGTAGGCAAGTCAATAAGCGTAAGCAATTTATGGACGTTGACGAGTTTAAAGCCTTTCTAGAAGTTTTGGATAGCCAATACAAATACATCAATCAGCAAGCCTATACATTGCTTAGGTTGGGCGCTCTCACTGGTATGCGTACAGAAGAGTTACTTGCCTTACAGTGGGAACAGGTAGACTTTAATGGCGGTTATATAAGCATTGTACAGGCACTAGGACGTGGCTTTAATGGTGGTACGTATATTAAAGCGCCTAAAAGTCAAACTAGTAAGCGCACACTCAAAATTGATAATAAAATGTTGGCTGTATTGTCAGATTGGTATGAGGTCAGTCATTAT